AATGGAACCCCGGTTTGTAATTTCACTATAGCAGTAGAAAGAAATTACACAAACCGGAAGGGAGAGCATGATGTAGATTTTATTAATATAGTTACCTGGAGATCTTTGGCTGAAAATTGTGCTAGGCACCTGGGAAAAGGGAGACTCGTTGGAGTAGATGGGTCCTTGCAAATTAAGAAGTCAGAGAACAATAATAGGACCTACATCAATCCAGAAGTCAACGCGGATAATGTGAGATTCCTGGACTTTGCTAGAGATAATAACGAGGGGAGTGCAGCCAATGCCTAAATTTTTAAGCAGACAGGATCAGAAAATTGCAGAGATACTGACTCATTTTAAAGCTTTTTATGAAAGCAAAATTGACGATTATGAAGAAAATGAAAAAATTGAGAAGTCAACTAAGTTTATGAGGACCATCAAAATGGCAAGGACTTACACTGGCAAAGTAGTCGACATGCTGCAGGAAGGAATTACTAAGGACCAGCAAAATAATATTGATGAAATGGTCAGTCAGACTAAATTATCGCTTGATTATACTGATCAGGCCAGAAAGAAAAAGAAGAAAATGAGAAAGACTGATGATATAACTGCAATAGAAACAGATGATCTCTACGATATTATCAATTTTACTCTTTATAGCAACTGCAGAGGGTGCGATTTAAAGCCAAAAGATAAGCACAACTGCGATTTAAAAGAGTTGTTGATGAAATATGATATACCAGTAGTGCAGTCGGGAGAAATGGAAGAGAGGTGTCCTTTTGAGCAATGACTAGAGTGTTTATAAATTCAGAAGAAGATGCTAAAAAGATGGGGATACCAAAAGGCGAATGGGAATTAATCAAAATGGAAAGAAAGGAGCATAGAAAATCAACCAGGAAGAATAAATATAATAATAAAAAACCACTTGTAGATGGAATAAAGTTTGATAGTAAGAAAGAGGCAAGGTTTTATAAAAATTTAAAGCTTTTAAAGGCAGCCGGGGAAGTTAAAGAGTTTGAGCTGCAGCCTAAATTTGTCCTACTGGAGAAAGATAAGGACCGGGTAACTGGCCGGGGAATTAAATATATAGCTGATTTTAAGATAACTTATTCAGACGAATCAGTTGAGGTGGTGGATGTCAAAGGCAGCAAAAAGACATTAACTGCTGTTTATAAAATAAAAAAGAAATTATTATTAGCTAAATACCCCGATATAAATTTTAGGGAGGTGTATAAAGTTTAATTATGCCACCAGAAAAAGACTTAAATTCAGTAGAAAGATTAATTTCAATTTATGACAGGTTGAGGAAAGGGGAAATTCTAACAGCTGCTAAATTAGCAGATAAGTATGATGTATGCGTTAGAACAATTCAAAGAGATATTAAGAAAATGAGAAGAGCTGGGGTTGAAATATACGGTTATCATGAAGGTTATAAAATAATTAGCTAACTGGAGCTGATCAGGATGACAATGGGAGAGCATATAGAAAAAACACAGCCTCAAATATATAATTTTCTGATTGATTGCTTTGATTTGAGTCTGAGAAAGACCGAAAGAGTTGAGCCAGTTGAATTTGCAGAAGATGACTCAGTTTTTAATTATTACAGGGAGATGATGGAAAAACCGAGGGGAGTGAAATTGTAGTGGAATTACCCAAATATGTTTACAATTTTATTGAGGAAGAAATAAAAAATCATAAAAAGAATAAAAAATTACTTGTTGATCTCAAAGAAGATGTTGCAAATTCTACTTTAGGAAATATGGATTATGATAATATGCCTAAAGGGTCGGGGGGTTTTTATTCAAGCACAGAAGAAGCTACTATGGATATTATATCTAGTAGATCAATTATGAGAATACAGAGAAATATCATGAGTGTGGAGGAGGCAAAAAAAGAGCTTAGCGAAGAGAAAAAAGAATTTTTGAGATTAAAATATTATGAGTGCAAATCATGGCAGCAAATAACAATGCAAATGAATATAAGCCAGAGAACTTTTTATAGATGGAGAGATGAGATAGTTCACACTGTAGCTGAAAAAATGGGATTTGCAGAACAATTTGTTTAATGATGTCAAAATTTCGGCAACAAATCGGCAAAAATGTGGCATATAATGAACATAGTAAGAAGTTTACCTATATAACTTTCTTTTCATTAGCCCTGGTTGGCACCGCCGGGGCTTTTATTATTTGTCTGAGATTGGATAGCTTAATGAACAAAATGTATTTCTAGGCTGCATGGTGCGCTGTTAATACCAGGTTCCCTCATTAAGTTTTGGGTTCAATTCCCAACTCAGGCCAGTTTACTACTTGTTTTTTCATACTGGAATAACTCGGGAGCTGACAGACTTTCGAGTATCCTCCTTTCCCCCGGTTTCTTACTGCCGGGGTTTAATTATGCCAAAAACTAATAATTATAGAAATCGCTGTGGGCGTCTGCTGATACCTCCCAATTATAATATACACTTACCCGGTGTGCCCGCCGGTTTACGATGATAATTTTTAAGAGGTCAGTGAGATAAGGCGTTGCACTCCCAAAGTCAACAAACTCTCCGTATAAAACTGGCCTCTTATAATTTTGAAAGGTGGGGGGGAGATTATAGAGGGGGGGCAGGATAGTTAGTATTTAACTTAAGAGTAATATAGGAGATGCAAAGTATGCTGAAAGTTAATTTTGGTGATGTTGAATGCAAAAGATGTGGTGATGAATATTTTAGTGATATAGCTACTGAAGAAATGGAAGAACATAATCTGTGCTTTAATTGCATAACTGAGCACAAGAGAAGGTTTAATCATTTGAGTTTGAAAGAGTTTTCCGAGACTAAAAGAGAATGCAGTCATTATAAGATTTAGAAAAGGAGGTGTTGTCAGCAATGGGAGATACCAAGATTGTCAAGTGTGGCGGTATAAATAAAGATGGTAGCATGTGTTCAAGAGAAAAAGAAGTTGCTTCTGATTATGAAGGTAACTGGTATTGTTGGCAGCATCCAAAAGACAAGGTTATTCAAAATGAATCACTTACTGATAAACAGAAAGCTTTTTGTGAAGAATACATTGTTGACCTTAATGCAGCACAAGCAGCTATTAGAGCTGGGTACAGTGAAGAAGGGGCCAGACAAACTGGTTATAACTTACTGACAAATACTGACATTCAGTTTGAAATTGAAAGGCTAAAAAAAGCCAGGTCAAAAAGAACTCAAATAACAGCTGATAGAGTTTTAGAAGAACTTGCTTCAGTTGGTTATAGTAAAATAACTGATTATCTTGATGTAGTTGAAAAAGATGTAGTTGTCGGCTACAAGAAAGACGCTAGCGGCCAGTATGATTATGAGCAGCCAATTGTTAGAACTCAAAAAGTTGTTGAGATAAAAGAGACTAAGGAAATGGACCCGGATGCTATTAAAGCTATTTCAGAGATTAAACACGGGAAGCATGGTATAAGCCTTAAACTTTATGATAAGTTAAAAGCTCTTGATAATATTGGCCGGCATCTGGGTATGTGGAATGATAAATTGGAGCTTGAAACAAGCAAAAAACTTGAAGACTTTTTTAAAGATTAGTTAGTGGGTGGTGATATGTTAAATTGTCAGCAGATTATTGATAAAAGATATGATCTCTGGTTAGAAAATAAAAGTATTGAGAAAGACAGAGAATATAGATTAGCAGTAGCAAGAAAATTAATTGAGTCTACTTATGATGAGGGAAAGGATAAAGATATTCCAACTCCTCAAGCTAAAAAACTGCATGAAGAAATACAAACTGACCCATCTCTTCTGATAGAGATGTTTTTTGTTATTGTGGATAAAGAGCAAAATACAGTTCCTTTTTTCTTAAACAAAGTGCAGCAGAAGTTTTTAAAGCAGCTTAAAAAATCAATAGAGGATTTCAAAACAGGTAAAATAAATTTTATTAAATTTTTAGTACTCAAGGGTAGGCAGCAGGGATTTACCTCAGTAATAACTGCCTATCAGCTGGCATCTACAATTACCAAACATAACTTTGTAGGCATGACAGTTTCTCATGAAGATGATTCAACAGATACTATATTCCAGGATAAAGCGCGTTTTCCTTATGATCAGCTGCCAGAGATAGTAAAGCCCAGGGAGAAATATAACAATAGAAAAGAATTTCTCTTTGATCACCTTAATTCTAAGTGGAGAGTTGCAACAGCTGGTAATAAAGATATTGGCCGTTCTAAGACTTTAAACTTCTTTCACGGTTCAGAGGCAGCCTTCTGGAAAAGTATCCAGGACATTCTTTCTGGTTTAGGGCAGGCAATTACAAGAGATAGTATTATTATCCTAGAAACTACTGCCAATGGTTACAATGAGTTTAAAGAATACTGGGATGATGCTGTAAAGGGTAATAACAACTTTATTCCGCTATTTTTTGAGTGGTGGGAAACACCTGAATATAGAATTAAGTTTGAAAATGAGAAAATAGAGAAAGAATTTAAAAATGCTGTCGATAATCAACATGGATATAGAGGTGTTGATGCAGACTTCTTCTCAAAGTTAAATCATTTGAAGATAGCAAAACATTTAGACTGGCAGCAGCTGTACTTTTATTTTAATAAGAAACTAGAACTGAAAGATAAATTAGAGCAGGAATATCCCTGCAACCCTAAAGAGGCGTTCCTACATACTGGAAGGCCTTATTTTGATATAAATAAACTTGATAATTTAGTAGTTCTCTTAGATAGAGATAAGCATAAGCCTATCAGAACTGAAAAAGGTGGGTCCATTCTTTATTGGAAAGATCCGCAGCCTAAGAGAATGTATTGTATTGGTGCTGATGTTGCTGAAGGTGTTGAGGGTGGAGACGCTTCCTCAGCTATTATGTATGATGCTAAAAACTGGGAGCAGATAGCAAAGGTTCATGGTCATTTTGC